GTTAAATTTATTTCTTAATTCTTTTTTGACATCTCTGTCATAATCCGTAACTGTTTGAGTTGTATCTGAATCGTCCTCATTTATTTCTATATGCTCCGAGACTTCAAAATGTCCTGTTGAAGTATCTGCTTTAACCCCAAATGTCATACCGTCCATTCCATATCGATTTTTCATAATATGGAATCTACCAGTACCATCGACTTTATCTTTACGTTTTCTTGAGAGAGACATAGCCACGTCGGTAATCATGATCTTATCATAAGAACCGGCTGCTTTGTCACCTTCAATGATATCGTCTTTAGCACCGGCACGATTGACTTGGGAAACACTCCAAATAGGAATATTGAGTTCTCGGGCAAGTCCTTTAGTGCTAATATAAATATCATCAATTTCTCCCTTCCTATCAGCAGTTCGTTTCTTAGTACCCATCAAGTCAACATAATCAATAATTACCAAATCAGGTTTCATACCTTGATCCGTTACTTTTTGAATATGTGATTTTACTGTATGGATGGTAGCTTGACCTGTTGGGAATTCCTTAATAACTAATTCACCCTGAAGATCCTTAATAGCATCTACTACTTTAGGTTTATGTTTATCTATGATGTTAACTGAAATATTGGTAAAGAAAGCATCGTATCTTTTACCTACATAATTTTCACCTAACTCAAGTGTATAGTGAAGTACATTATAACCTAATTTGACAGCAAATCCACCTAATGCTACTAATGACCAAGATTTACCACCTCCCGGATTACCAAATATAAGACCAAAATCTCCACCTCCAAGGCCTCCCTGAAGTAGGTTGTTAATTTCATCCCAAGGAGTTGCAATTGGGTTACGTTGATCTTCTCGGTAACGATCTTCAATATCTTTACTATATTCATGTCCTACATTTTTATCTTGTCCCGCTTTTAATGCGTTATCAATCATTTGACGGATGGAATCATAATCTCCGGCATTTAAAAAATCTACGCTGGTTAATAATGCTTTTTTTAATTGTTGGTTTTTACAAAAATTTGAAAATTCTTCTTGTACATATTCTAAATCTTCATCAGATGCTTGGTAAGCTGCTCTAAGTTGTTCTTTAATTGATACTTGGAGTACCTCATTGTCGATTTTTTGTAATTCTACTTTAAGAACATCCATTGAAGGTACTGTATGGTATTTATCATAACTCTTCATGATTTCTTTAATAACCCATTTATGAGCTTGGTTATCAAAATATTCATCACTTAGAATATCATAAATATTTACTAAAAACTCTTTATGAGTCAGTAGTGAAGATAATACTTTAATTTGAAAAGCAGTACCATATTGTGAAAGATTTATTAATGTCATAACTATTTATTAAAACTATTTAATGTTTTGAAGATATCTTTAAGCCAAAAATCAACATTACGTATCATTTTACCAATTCCATCTTCGTTATAAAGTCGTAAAAAAGCCTCAGAATTCAAACCTAAGTGGGGATGTTTTGCAATTTCTTCTAAGTATTCTTTATCTCCTTCATCTAATAACGGATTTGATAAATCCATTAATTTATAATTGTTTTCTAAACGATCAAATTCATTTATGATACGAGCATAAACTACATGCTCTTCTAATTTTGCTTCAGAAATATCATAAATATCATCCATCGTTAATGGGCGTTCGGTTAATTCAGGAAATTTTTTAAATAATCCTTTTTCTCCTAATCCTTTAATACCTTTAATTTTATCTGAGGCATCACCTAATAATGTTTTAAATAAAATAAAGTTTTCAGGAAGAATACCAAATTTTTCAGTAATTGTTTTTTGCTGATAAAATGTTTTTTCCATTGGGCGATAAACAGTTACTTTATCATCTACTAATTGGAGAAAATCTTTATCACTAGAAACAATAATTACTTGAGAACCATATTCTTCAGGTAAAAATTTAGCATAATGAGCAATAATATCATCAGCTTCTGCTTTATCTAAAGATACATTTCTTGTAGGTAAACATCTTAAATAATGAATTAATCTAACTATTTGAGACATTTTAGAATCATCTTCTTCCTCTTTATCATCAAACGCTTCCCAATTTGTAATACGATGAGTATTACGTCCTGCTTTATATTCGGGGAGCAAGTTCTTCCTATTAGTAGTAGAACCTGCTCCGTCGAATACTAAATAAACAGCAGATGGTTGTAATTGATTAATTAAGGATCCTAAAGAACGAAGAAAACCACCTAGCCCACCTATATGAACACCATCTTGGTTTACTATGTTCATCATAGCAAAATTCCTAAAAAATAAATTTAGACCATCAATTAAGATTACTCTATCGTGTTCTTTAAGGGATTCTGTTTCATTCTCCTCAGTTATAGTGTTAAGGAGTTTTAAGTATTCGTTCTTTTTCATGTTTATTCTGGTTCTTGAGCGAATATATTAGTTGGAGCTTCGGTATTTTCTTCTTCAAAAATATCAAAATCCATACCACCTAATACTTTACTCCACTCTGATGCTTGTGCAGATTTATAATCTTTAAGTGCTTTATCATTATCTTCTATAAAACCATGAGGTGTCATAATAATACGACCTCTAGTAGTAATACCATTAATGTGGTTTTTATCAATTTGAAGATTAGTACGTTTAGCAAATTCTACTTGCTTGCCGTCTTTAATTGCTTTAATTTTATTAGTTCCAGCATTAGCAATATTACCAAATGTAACAACAAACGTAGCATCATACCACATAGCAAAACCACCTTTATTCATCATTTTTGGTTTCCCCATTGGCATTTCGGCTTTAGCAGCCCATACCTTATTAACACAAACTAAAGTATTAGTATAAGGTGATGACTCTTTACGAGACATTACAATTTTCTGATTTACATTATTTGAAAATTGGGTTGACATAGCACCTGCATTCCACTCATTGTTGTTTTTATTTGATTTAATAGACATTTCACAAGGAATAGAACCGATTGAATCCCATAGGAATAACAAATCATAAGGTAGATTACCTTTTTTCTGCTCATCCATCAAATCAAGGATAAACACAGCTACATCTTCAATTGTGTTAAGGTTTTCTCTATCTACATAAATAAAATTACCTTCATAATTTAAAATTTCACCTGTTTCTTTATCTACTACTTCATCAAATTCTAAGCCCATTTGCTTAGCATGTTCCCAATTCCACTTCATTTCAGTAACAATGAATACAGGAAGTACACCTACTTTTTGAGCAGAAACTGCTGCTTCAATCAGTGCGGTGGTTTTTCCAGTATCACTATGTCCTCGGAGTAGACAAATATGCCCAGTAGGAATACCAGGCACACTTGTTACTTCTTGAAACGCCGGAGAAAGGGGAATCCATTGTTGCTGCTTAAACTTAACACTATTGTTAAGCATCTTTTTCTCCTTGAATTTATTCAAGTCAAAATTGGCTTTTAATTCTTTAGAGACCGCAGCCGTTAAAGATTCACTCTTTTTCTTTCTTGGCATAATAAGTTAATTTTTAATTAAAATGGTAAATCGTCGTCTTCGAATAACTCATCAAATTTGTCTGCTTTAGATTCCTTTTTAGCAGGAGTCTTAAGTGTGTAATTTGTGTTAGAAGCAACAGCAACTGGTTCTTTCTCATCATCAATGATATCCCCTTCTTGGGCTTCATCTTCAGGAGCTAACCAACTTTGTAGTGCTTCTTTCATTTCATCAAATGAGTATTTCTTAAATACATCAAGTGGGTTTTTCTGGTTCTCAAGGAACGATTCTACCTGATCGGCATCTGAAGACAATGGTGATTGTTTCATTGATGGAGATGCTGTGGTACGATTGTAAGGAGTACCTGTTGATTCAGGACCTACAGTGTTTAATTTAATGTCACGACCTGTCGCTACATCAGTAAAATCACCTACTTCCTCATCAGCAGCCATTTGTAAGAATGCTTCGTAAATCTCTTTACCAAACTGCCACAATTTCACACCTTCGCTTTCTTCACCACGTACAATTACAGGTGCAAAGATACGCATTTTAGCATCTAGCTTTTTAGCTAAACGCCAATTGTCTTTGTCACTTGTTTGACGTAATTGTTTTGCGAATTCAGCAATTGGATCTTTATCACCAAAGTTTAGAGGTGAGATCATTGTCTTGTTTCCAATACCGTAATAGAAAAATACTTCGGTAAAAGGATTTGATTTGTTGAACTTATTAGGTACAACACGTACTGTTTGTTTTCCTACTGAGGGTTTCCAAAACAAACTTTTTCCATTGTTTCCCTGGTTGTTACTTTTGGCTTGCAGGGAATCCAAGCGCTTTTTAATCTGGTTTAAATCCATAACTTAATCAATTTTTATAAAACATTTAAATATAATAAAACTTTTTATCTCAACCAACCTAAAGTTCAATAATATTGTGAACTTTTGTATTAAGCTGTCTTAGCTCATTTTGTTGGGTTAACAGAATGCAATTTCTGTAATGTTGCCAATCTACTCTAAATTTAGGATCAACTACACCTCCATTAAGAGATTTAATTAATGTATTAAGTGCATTAATTGTATATAAAGTATTGGTATCTTTTTTTCTATGTACTAAAATGGTATTATCTGGAATGCCATTTACATTGCCCTGTTCTACATTATAAGTGATAACATATTCGCCTGTGCTCTTAATAAAGAGAACAAACATTTTGTTATACATTATATTGTATGAGGAGGATATATTTCTAATTTTTTCATCAATGAGGTCTTCACTGACAAATGTACAAAATAACTTATTATTCACATCTATAGTATTTAGGGATTGTTCAAAATCGTATCCCATATACATATTGATGTTAGGTTCTAAAATCGTAGGTTGATCCATAACTGCTTTTAACATTAACTTTATATTTTTTAAATATGCTTTCTATTTCTAATTTTTCACTTTTATCTACATCAAATAAAAAACTATCATAAGTATATAATACTAATTTAGTATTCTTACCTTTTAGTAATTTATGTAACTCCATCAATATACAAACATTTGTTGCGGTCTCCAAGTTTTGGAGTACATAATTAAACAACTTTTGAGGATTCATGTCATTTAGTTTTGAATTCTCAAACCAATACCCAGATTTTGGAACCTCTATATATCCTTGTTTATTGAATAATTCCCATTGTTGATTTACATAATTTGTAATCTTTTTAAAATAATCAAGGTGCGCATATTCCTTAAATACTCCTCCGTATAGTTGTTTGAACGTTAATTCTTTTGCTTTTTTGTAATCAACACCATACATGCTTGCAAAAGTCTTATGTATATCATCATCACCAAAATCAAAGTCGACAAGCTGCCCACTAAGAGTAGGATGATAGGCGCTAATATCATATTCCATAAACCCATCATTACGAGGAATAAAGCTTTTTCTACAACCGTTTTCTTTATTGAGAGCCGCGTAGTTGATACCATCATACTTGTTGGAAGGCCTAGTAGTAAGGGTCTTAAGATTATAAGAAGTAAAAACATACTCGTTTGACGGAGTCCGCTGAAAGTGTTTTTCGAATTCATCTTTATCTATTTTAATTCCATTTTTTTCTATCCCAAAGAAGGCCAATGTAGCCCATTTATTATAAAACTCAAAATACGGTGGTAATGGTTGTGTAAATTTATGTTTAATCGCGTTGTACGTTGTCTCGCTACGCTCGTAATGTTTACTTATGGGCACTATACGGTTCAAATCTTGTTTATCGTTATAACGCTGTTGTAGAATTGAATGTGCTGCTGTTGGTTCTTGTATATACGTAGGAGATATTAGGTTAGCGTCGAGCAAGCTTTGGATTTGAAAATAAAATAACGTATTCTTTTTATCTAACGTCCATAACTTTTTTGTTTGTTTTAGTAATTCGTCTACTCGCGTTTTACTTAAACTTAATCCTTCACTATGGTTAATGCATATCATATAACCTTTAGTATCATTAGTAGGCCTATAATACACTAAAGATACATCATTAACAGCCGGATGTGAAATATGATTTGTAGGAATTACTTCGATGTATGCTTCCTCAAATCCCCTTCTAAATAAATATTCAATTTGTTCTTCCGTCTCTATCAACCAATACATCTAGTACTATTCTTTATAGTACTTAATATAATCATGTTTTAGGTAATCTCCAAGTTTTGGTAGACGTTCTCTTTTAGATTTTAATTCAACTATATTTTTATTCGTTTTAGCTACTGTTTGTTTATCTCCAGTAATTTGCCACGTTAAAAAGAAAGGTTGGTATAATTGAAAAAGTATTTTTGGATCAAAATTTACTAATTTATTATATTGTGTTCTATCAATTTCAATGTAAATTATTTCATTTGTTTTTTTACAAAAATATCTTATAAATTCTCCTATCGAATAATCTTTAAAGGTGGGTAAAGTAGCATTATAGTATGGGATTTGAATAGGATTAGAATCATATATAGATACATTTCTTAATTCATTATATTGAATAGAACTAAGTCCAGTATCTATTGTAGAAAAATTTGCTGCTGTTAAATTAGTTTGGAATGGGATGTTATTATTACTAGATAGATTAGATTCATCGGTAATAGGAATTAATCTAGTAGAATCAGGGGTATTTGGGGTTTGTCCAGAAAAATAAGTTCCTTTAGAAACTTCAAAATAATATCCTTTATATTCTTCTTGGGTATCAGTTCTAATAAACTCTCCCCCATTAGTAAAAAGATTTGTTTTTATTTGAGATAAAGGAAAATACATTATACTGATCTTAATTTTTGTATATCAAAGTTATCTACTGTAGGTGCTGCATTAATACCTGCATTTCCTGATTCTATACGAAGGATTGCTTTGTTTAATTCTTTAAATGCTTTAATGGTATCTTTATCTGTTTCTGTAGGTCCTTTAAAGGGAATTGTAGTATTACGGGTTAAATTAGCATATTTAGTTCCCTTAAGATTTGGTTTCATTAAATTTATAACTGAATTTATATATTCTTGAGAATTATTACCATCTGAAGGTGGAGCATATTTGTTTATAATACTAGGTACAGTATTTATACCTCTTTTAAAATAAGTGTTTAAAAGATTTAACATACCCGCACGGACTCCATTATTAATTGTATCAAAAACTAAAAAATACCCAACTGAATTAGATCCACGGAATCCTTGTTTTTGTCCAGTAACTCCATTAAAGTTTATTGCAGAACCTATAGGTCTAATATTATATGGATTATTATCTTGAGATGAAACATATCTACCTTGTATAACGTTTAGTTTAGAATTAGTGTTTCCTGATGAATGTCCACTATTACTTCCTGATCTTCCCCCTAATCTATTTTTAGTATTTGTTCCTGTAGGATTTCTAGGTACAGCTAAAGTACTTAATTGAGTTGTCCAATCATTTTGAGCTATAGTATGGTCTACACCTTTAACAATAAATTCTAGAGATTCTGGGTAGTTTTGGGGAAGAAAAAGAGTATCTACTTCAATTTTATTATATATTTTTATTCCTGATAATCCATCTAAAGTTAAACCTAAATCAAAAGGAATAAATC